TGGTCGCGCACGCACTGGTCGATGAGGGATGACACGCTGCGCCGCTGGTCGGCAGCAGCAGTGTCCAGCAGCGCCCTGGTGGCAGGGTGCAGCCGCATGAGGAAGGGTTTGAGCTTGGTGTCCATTGCCCAAGTGTATATCTGGGCGATATGTACAGGAGCCCCAAGTGCCTGATTATTTGACGATCTTAGGGTAAGTCCCTAGAAAATTATGGGTTTGGGTCTTGCACAAGCGATATACATCCCCGATACTACGTCCATGTTCAACGCGCAGATGAAGCGCAAGGAGTTGCAAACATGACCAAGATCGAAGCCCTCAACCGCGCCAAGGCAGCTCGCCATGCAGCCAAGGTAGCTCTGGCCCGTCACGCAATGCTGGCCACCGTCTTTGGCGGCAACGACAAGCTGGCCCAGCACGCCATGCTTGAAGCTGATGTGGCCAATGAGGCCGCCCAAAAATGGGAGTGGGTGGCTGCCGTTCACCCGGCTACCCGCGCCAGCCTTCTCCGCAAGCAGGCGCTGCCCTCGTTCATGTTCGGCTACGGGGTCTGATCATGACCACCAAGACCATCACCAAAACGCAACAGCAAGTGCTGCAGGCAATGCTTGCACGGCGAGCACACGGCGAGTCCATCATCCCCGCCCTCAATGCAAGAGCTTTGGGTGGGCTTACCCAGCGCGAGAAGAACGAAAAGATTGGCATCTACCCAGACGGCGAGTGGGTTGGCGATCGCGTTGTCAAGGGCGCAAGCATCCGCACGTTGTACGCCCTGCTTAATCTCGGCCTGGTTCGATGCGAGGCCGGCATCTGGATTGCCGTCGTGCCGCGTGAGCGCCTCTGCACGCCGATGAGCGTTGGCGAAGCGTCGATGGCCTCCTCAACCGTGCTTTGATCGGAGCTGACATGACCAACCAAGAACAGCAGCTCATCCAGGCCATCAAGGCTTTGCCTGGCCACCAGGTGTTTTTCGGCACCGACCAGGCCTCGGTTCGTGTGGCCATCACCAAGTCCAACAGCATCAAGCAGTTGTCTGTGTGGCTTGGCCGCCCCAGCACCATCAGCAACCTGCAGCAGATCCTGGGAGCTTGAGATGACCGCTCACACTGGCAAATTCGTCGCCTACTTCCGGGTCTCCACCGACCGCCAGGGCAAGTCAGGCCTGGGCCTGGATGCCCAGCGCGAGCGCATCATGACCTACCTCAACGGGGGCAATTGGTCTCTGATCGGTGAGTTCACCGAGGTCGAGTCGGGCCGCATGAATGACCGCCCGGCACTGGAGGATGCGGTCAAGCTGTGCAAGCGCGAGAAGGCCACCCTGGTGGTAGCCACCCTCGACCGCCTGACCCGTGACCTGGCATTCGGCGCGACCCTTTTAAACGACACCAAGGTGCGCTTCGTCTGCGCCGACTTCCCCGAGGCCAGCCGCGAGATGCTGCAGATGCGCATGGTCTTCGCCGAGTGGGAGGCGCGCAAGATCGGCGAGCGCACCAAGCTGGCGCTGGCCGAGCTCAAGAAGAAGGGCAAGAAGCTGGGCTCGCCCACCCCAAAGGTCGGCTCGGAGGCTGGCATCAAGGTCATCCAGGCCAAGGCCGACAAGTACGCCGACCGGGTCGGGCCCATCGTGCGCGACATCATCCGCAAGACGGGTGCCGACACCATGCGCGACATCGCCGCCGCCCTGGAGGCCCGTGGCGTGGCCACCCCCAGGGGCAACACCAACTGGGGGCCGACTCAGGTCTCCAACCTGCTCAAGCGAATTAAGTGACCGCCTGCACCCTGCATGCTGCCACCCATCGGGCCACCCTGACCGGCTGGCCGGGTATGCCCACAATGCCGCGCATCGAGGAGATCGTTGTGTCAGACCCGTTGTTCAACTGGGAGCAGCTCTTCCCAGAGGATGCCACCAAGCTCGGTGAGTACCTGCAAGAGATCGGCCACCGCCCGGTGTGCCGGCTGGACATCCGGATCACCAGCCTGGAGGAGCTCAAGAAGGCCGCCGTGCTGGTGAGCGAGCTCAACAAGACGCTGCAGGTGCTGGCCTATGCCGACGACAGGCATGAGGCTCTCCGGGTGATCCTGGCCCGTGGTGCAATGCAGCAAGCACGCATCGGATTGAAGTATCTGCGCACCAAGAAGTTCTTGGCTGGGCAGAAAAAGGACACTACCCGTAGTGTGCCCTGGCCGGTACAGGTTGGGGATTTGGACAGGCCTTGGAAGGGGCCGAAAGCAGATTGATTCAAAAGGAGAAAGTCGTGGAGCCTTTTTTTAAAACCGAGGTCAATGCGTATAATTTGTATAGTGTCAGCAGACACCGGCAACACTACCTGCAGTGTCTGCCTCAGAAGGAAGAGACCCTCGGAGAGAGGGTTGCTGCAGCCGCAGCATTCCTGTCGTGCATCGCCCTGTTGATCATCATCACGGGGTGATCCATGGCTGTCAAGATCACCGCCCCAACGAAGTCCCTGCTGCAGGGCTTTGAGTACACCAGCTCTGTCAGCACAGACATCGAGCAGACCTGGCGCAAGTTCGGCTGGGTGCCCAAAGAGGAGCGCGAGGCCGAGCTCAAGGCCCAGCAGACGGTCAAGCGGATCAAGACCAAGGAGCGCAACGATGCAGAGCGCTGACCTTTCCGCAGGCCGGGCCATCAAGCAGCGCCAGCTCGACATCTTTGAGCAGCGAGACCATGAGTTTCTGGAGCGCTGCCGGCTGCTGGCCGAGATGATCTGCCGCGACCGTGGCCAGGTCTCCATCAACGACATCCGGGCCTACATCCAGGTGCCGCCGGGTGTCCACCCATCTGTTCTGGGCGCGGTCTTCCGCACCAAGCAGTTCCGCAAGGTCGGTCTCACCGAGGCCACCCATCCCCAGGCGCACGCCCGTGTGGTGCGCGTCTATTCCCTCGCCACCAACAAGGAGTGAACAAATGGCAGGCAAATTGACAGATGACAGAGAGATGAGCGCAAGCCGGCTGCCAGGCTTGATGGGCTTCAGCAAGTACAGCAGCCCCAACGATGAGCTGCAGTTCTCGATCAACGCCATCGACGGCAAGGAGCGCCCCGACATCGGCAACGAAGCGATGGGCTGGGGCAACACCCTGGAGCCGGTGATCCTGACCGAGGCGGCCAAGCGGCTGGGCATCGAGCAGTTCGACACCCAGATCGGGCAGGCCTACACCCACCGCAGCTTCGCGCTGTCCTGCAGCCTGGACGGGGTTGGCTACGGCATCGGCCAGGAGATCTTCACCGACCCTGACAAGGGTCTGTATGTGGTCGGCCAGGACTCCATCGTGCTCAGTGGGCCCGGCGTGCTGGAGGCCAAGCTCACCAAGACCATGCCCGAGGATGTGCCGCACCTCGCCCGTGGCCCGATCCAGCTCCAGGGCCAGATGCTGGTTACCGGCCACAAGTGGGGCGCGGTCTGCGTGCTCTACCAGGGCATCGAGCTGCGGGTGTTCCTGTTCGGGCCGCACTACGACACCCAGAAGGAGATCATCAAGGCGGTGCTGGTGTTTGAGAACAAGCTGCAGACCTACCGGGACAGCGGGGCCATCGATTGGTACCCACCCGCGAGCAGCAAGGAGCTGGATCGGATCTACCCCATGGCCGCCGCCAAGGAGGAGATCGAGCTGCCGCCCAGCGTGGGTGACCTGGCCAAGGGGATCCTTGAGAACAAGGCCGCGATCAGGGCAGCCGAGGCCAGCATCGAGACCGCAGAGAAGCTGATCAAGGAGCAGCTCGGCCAGGCCGAGCGGGGCCGGGCAGGGCAGTACATCATCAACTGGCCCATGCGCAACTACAAAGCCCAAGCGGAGCGATTGATCCCTGCCAAGGAGCCCTACTCGGTGCGCCAGAGCACGCTGTCGATCAAGGAGCTGCAACCATGAACCTGCCAGACCGCCCCGCCATCAAGCATGCGTATGAGCAGGCCGTCGTGGCCATGCTCAATGCGACCGATGCCACCGAGGAGCAGGCCGAGGCCTTCGTTGACGCGATGGCCGACCTCATCTTCACCACCATGCAAACCTACCTGTCCGAGAAAGAATCACATGCAGTTGACCACCACTAAACCCGGCCCAAAACAATCTCTTGACAAATCAATTGATCGCTTCTGGTCGAAGGTCGATCAATCCGCTGGGCGCTTTGGATGCTGGCCATGGACTGGCAGCATCAAAGAAAAAGGCTATGGTCAAACGTACTTCATGGGCAAAAACATACGCTCTCACCGCCTTGCTTATGAGCTGGACATTGGCCCTGTTCCAGACGGCATGATGCTCTGCCACTTCTGCGACAACCCAGCCTGCTGCAACCCGTGGCATCTCGCGCCCGGCACCGCCAAACAAAACACCCAAGACATGATCGCCAAGGGTCGAGCCAACTTCATCAACAACCTGCCAAGCATGAAAGCAAAAACACAATGAGCAACATCATCACAACCCAAGGCAATGGCTTTGCTCCTGCAACGATTGACGAAGCCATGCGGCTGGCTGACACTCTTTCGCGTTCAAGCATGGTGCCTCGGGCTTATCAGGGGAAACCAGAGGACATTCTGGTGGCCACAATCTGGGGCAAAGAGATCGGACTTGCAACGCTCCAAGCGCTCCAGAACATCGCCGTGATCAACGGCAAGCCCTCGGTCTACGGTGACGCAGCCATGGCCCTGGTGCAGGCCAGCAGCGTCTGCGAGGATGTCGAGGA